ACGGATAGACTAAATACTATTGTAGGCGTATCTAGTAATACTTAAAAAATTCGGGGCACATGGCCCCCAGGAATAAACATGGCTTTATTAAATGATAGTTCTGAGTCTAAACAATTTTTACGAGATTCTGGTTTTAAGCTTTATCAAGTTTCATATTTGGATGGAAATTTCAAACATAGAACTCAATTAATTCCTTATCCAAGTGACCAAACGATTATTGCATGCGAAAACTTTTTTAGGGCCAATTTTCATTTTATTAGAATAAAAGGGATTTATGATATTGATGTATATGACTCGATAACATTACAAACACCCGAACATATTAGAGGTATGCTAACTATAAGTAACCAACAAATTCCTATTGATCATTATTTTGTTTTAAATAAACAAGGTGTTAAAGATATGTATGCGTTACAATCAGGAACAGTTGATATTTTTATGGCTAAAAATGCAAAAGGTTTCTAATGGATTCAGAACTTTTGAAAACATTTTTGGAAAGTGATTTATCATGTTCATTGATAATTTTTGCATTTGGTGCAATGTGGTTACATGAGTGGAGTAAAAAGAAAAATGGTAAAGATTAGAGCGGGTATGAAGCAGGAAAATAAATTTGACAAGAAAAAAATTCATAGTAATTTTTATTTTCGTAATGAATACCCGCAACCTTTTTGCAGGGCAAAACATGTTCGCTAAATATTTCAAGCAAAATGAATTTTTGTGTCCTTGTTGTAGAAGACAAGAAATGGATTTTACTTTTATTGCAAAAATTGATAAAGCTCGAGGTTATGCCGGAGTTCCGTTTGTCATAACTTCAGGTTGGAGGTGTAAAAGAAAAAATGATTCTCTGCCGGGAGCTTCATCTACATCTAAGCATATGGTTGGTAAAGCTTGCGATATATTAGTCAAAGATAATTATCATCGTAGAAAAATGCTACAAGCACTACTTAACGTTCCTCAATTAACAGTTGGTCTTTATGCAAACAAGTCACATATGCATGTACAATTAATGACAGATCAAAATTCAGTTTGTTATGTCGAGTAATTATAGTACATTTTTTCAAAATCATGCTAATCAAGGTACAATATCATCGAAAATTTTTACTTGTAACCAAACTAATTATCAATTAAATAATATATGGTTTTCATATTCTCTCGTAGGTTCTCTCTATAGGAGAACATCAGTTGTACCATTAACTTGGCAAGGTTTAGGACATAACGTATTTCAATTAGATTTAAACAACTCTGGTAATGCTTCTAATACATTTTCATATGTAAATCAATTTTATCAGCAAGATTTTAATAAGGGTATTTCAAATGTTCCAAGAACAGCAATTGTTGGTGATGGTGGATGGTTTCAAAGATTTTTTAGGACTAATGTAAATGGTGGTTTTTATTATACAAGTTACAATCAATTTCATTCTAAAACAGAAGTTTACGGAATAAATTTAAATTCAATTTCATTTCCATTAATTAATGTTGAGTCACAAAATAACGATGATGGTTTAATAGAATGGAATTATGGTCATTTATATTCTTTTACTGACGAGGATCTTTTACAAGATCCAAACGAAGAAGAAGAAGAGTCAAACGAAGAAGAAGAAGAAACAGAGGAAGAAAATACGTCAATATCTAGTTATCAAGTTTGTCTTATGAAATGTTCAGATTCAGATTTAGTACTTGATGATACTTCGGTAAGTTATTCAGAAGCAATTCTTTCTAATTTCAAAATATCCGAAGATAAAGCATATGTCATCTCAAAAACAATATCATGAGCGTCCGTATAGTAACACGGATGCCAGTCGAACACGTCTCGATTGGCTGTCAATGTCCTTTACGGCGAAACCTCAACTAGATGTAGATGTTTTCGAGCAAGAATTTAAGAAAGTTTTATTGGAATCAATTGGTAAAGAGTTTGACCATGTTGATAAAGGTAGAGGTCATGAGTATTTCTATCATCATCGAAAAGATTATTACTATGATTCAATTTTATGTTGTCAGATATATCAATATGGCTATACTGAGAAACAGCCAGATATGTTGGTGGTATTAACAGGAGGATTTTTTGAAAGATACTGGAAAACATTTCAATATTGGTATAATCAAATCTTTATATGTTCGAAAAGATATATTAACAAACATTCTAATAAAATCAGTAGTTTACGGATTACGAGAGCAGATCTAACACTTGATATATTAGAACCTAACCATAAAATATCTGATGTGGCAGACAATTATAACAAGGGTTATTTTACAAGCCGTGGGCAGAATCCTCGAGCAAAAATTATCGGACCTATCCAAAACGAAAACAGAAAATCCCTTGAAGGATCCACAATCTATGTCGGAAGCCCTAAAGGAGATAAGCGATTTCGCATTTATGAAAAAGGAAAACAATTAGGTCTAGCAAGAGAGATGCCTGATTGGTTACGTTATGAAATGACACTGAAAGCAAGACGGCACGTTATTCCATTAAGTATGATTCAGGAAATTGACAGTTATTTTTTAGGAATGCTACCGCAAAAAATGAAAGAATTTTTAGAACCAGAATTTAAAAATGTTGCATTGAAAAAAGTCCCGTTAAAAGATAACGATGGAAAGTCAAAAATCAATGCCTTGGTTGGGTCTGCCAAGAGAACATACGGCCCATTAATTTTTTATATGCTACATGAAATGAAAATGACAAAAGAAGAAATTGTTAATTCATTAATTGTGGCAAAATATCCAAAGTCATTAAAAAAGGAGATTGCTTAAAATGACAATGACAACCGCAAATGGACCTTTTGGGCATTATGTAACTGTTCGTAGAGGTTCTCAGTATATAACAGGTTCAGTAGGGCTTGCCTCGGGAAAAACTCTTTCGCAGGTTTTAGCTTTCCTTGATGATTCCGATATTTCTAACAGTACAACACAAAAAATTTGTGTTGGAACTGGAAGAAAAATTGGTGATGAAGATGCTTCCTCAACAAATTCAGCTATTGATACAACTTTGACTCCTACAAACACAAAACAATCACATATTGTTGTAGATGTAGATGCAGGAGCTCCAGGTGTATTAGCAGGAAAAAAAATCCAAATTGCATGTTTTGGAAGTCACGAAGATATAACTGATGGATCAGTAATCGCAGGATTGGCTGAATTTAATTCTGGTCTAACTTCTTCAAATGTTACTGTTAAATCAAAAAAGATTAAACCTTTTGCTAATGCTTAATTTAAAAAAGAAAGGAAAAAATTATGCGATTAAGTGCAAATTATAAAGGTCAAAGGGGTCGAAATCTTCAAGTTGAAGTATCTGGAGCTGATCTTTCGGATGGTGATGCTGTATCTTTGGTTGAAGCTGTTTCTAATTCTTTAATGAATAAAAGTACAGCAGGAAGCGGATCCACATCTGTTTTTTATGATATCCAATCAATCAATCATACTGAAAAAAGAAATACTTCAGGAAAAGTTGGTGATAACTATCAAGATACAAATGATGTAACAATCAAGTATTCCGCAGATGATAGAGATTACTATGTTTGGCTAACACTAGATAATGCTGTAACTCAAGAAATGATATCTGCTAAGTTTGCAACACATATGAGCTTGTCTGAATCTGATCTTGATATTGAAGTAAAACCTAGCGTAAATTAAAAAAACGGGGGGGTGATTTGCTTCCATGGGTTGCCTCCCCAATTTAAAGTTATGACAGCAAACGATGCTAGTTTTAGGGGATTATACGAGGTTCGTTTAGAAGCAATCGAACACCAAAATCCTATAAGAACAAAACTTTATGATTATCCTTTAGAATATACTTTTAGTGGTTGTGCTATTGGTTGTTTACATTTACAAACAGATCAAAATTTTTATGATGCATTTTCAGTAGAAGCAACAATTAATACTGATCATTATTTTAATACTGGACAGGGTTGGAATAAAGCTACTGGATCTAAAATTTATAGATTAGATAGACATAAATATATTTGGTTTGCATCATTCATAACAAATAACTTTAAAATAACGAGTTTGTCTTATGCCTAGACCAGTACTATCTGAAACTACATTTAATAGTGATAATATTGCTACGTCAATTTTGCAACAGGCTAACTTGCAAATAACAAATGAGAATTTAGGCGTTTCAGATATATCATCTGATTTTACTAAAGCAAGCGATATAAGTGTTAATGATTCTGATATACAAGCTTATAAATTTAATGGATTTGTTTTTTTAACAGCAGGTCTTTATCATGATGGAGATATGGCAAATAATGATTTAATTGCTACTATAGGTTCTTCAGTAAATTACCCTGCAACAAATACAGTATTAGTTAGTTTAGGACATGGTGGTGATTATGCACATTTTGTTAAGGCTGATTCAACTGGTTCATTAAGAATTATTCATCCTTACAATGTAGACGGAAATACTTATTATATTAATTTTAATGGCTTTTATAAGTTATAAAATATATATATGGCAACATCAGACCAAATTTTAAAGGCAATACAAGATTGTCAACCTATTTATAATAGAACTCCAAGCACTGATGATGCTGAAGAAGATGGACCGAATTTTCATTATGAATTATTAACTGTCTTACATCAAATAAGAATCGAGCTTTCGAATCACAATTCCATATTGGTTAAAATAAATAATTTAGAAACATCATAAAATATAAAAATGCAATTTTTTTTGTGGGGAATTGGTACTTCCGTAATTGATGTAGGTATAAGATTATTTGCATATAATTTTATTGATGATGAAACGGATGTTACTACAAGTACTTCAGCAGTTACCGCCATAAATACTTTATCGACAAAAGTAGAAAACCTTACGGATAGACTAAATACTATTGTAGGCGTATCTAGTAATACTTAAAAAATTCGGGGCACATGGCCCCCAGGAATAAACATGGCTTTATTAAATGATAGTTCTGAGTC